GAGGAAATCCCTGAAGTGCCTCGCACTCTTCTGGCACTAATCTGCGGACGGCCATGCTTCCGGCAGGGACGATGGGGTTCCCGCGCCCTGTGCCGTCCTCGCTGGCGTCTGCGCCTTCTGCCTTCAGCGCGTGCGTCCGGTCACCAGTCACGCACTGCACGACAGCCGCATGGGCCGCGTTGTCTCGCGCCAGCGTGTGGCACGGACTCGTTGTGTCCCGGTTCTGTCGGTTGATCGGAGCGGTGACTTGGAACAGGTCGTAGGGCACGGCTGACTGCACGACCATCTGCATCCGTCCCTTGTCGGGCATGCGTTGATCGTCGCTCGTGCGGGTCAGCGTCTCCGCGATGTCGTTGCCATTCCAGAAGGTGGCGGTCAGATTGTGGTGCTCCGTCATGCCGGCGAAGCCGCCCGTGCCCTTGGCCCACTTGCTGCTCACCGTCGCCGACACATCAGGGTGCGCGATGGCCTGCGCGACGACTTCACGCTCTCCGTAGTTCGCGCTCCCGCATCCTTTGTAGTAACTGGCGTCCAGCGTTCCCGCGACCTCGCCGCCGATGCCTACTCCCACGCCAACGTGCGCGATGGTCTGCGCCTGTAGGACAGCGTGAACCTGCGCCGTCACCTCGGCGGACTGCGGGCTGCGGCTCGGGTCGTTCGTCGCGGTCAGCGGCGGTGCGACGACATGGGCCACGCACGGAGAAGCGTCACCCCTCCCCGTCTCTCCTGACTGCGCGTTGAGCGCGTTCACCTTGTCGCCCATGTCACCACGCCCGTTTCGGGCGATGCGCGGCTGGAAGGCGTAGACTTCGTCTACTCCTCCGTCTCGTCCGGCTCCGCGTTCCCCGCCACCTGACGCAGCGCCTGCGAAAGCAGCTCCGGCAGGTCTTTGCCCCGCTTCTCGGCTCGGCGGAGAATCCCGGCGCACGCCCGACTCGACAAGTAGAACCTGGGAGGCACGGACTCCGCCGGTTCGAGAACTTGCGACAACGAACACACGACGGCGTCGTTGGGCCACTCCGTAGTACTGGGCGTCCAAGACGCGCCAGCAGACTTCTCGCGTGGGTCCAAGCACAAGACCAGCGTTCGTCCACTTTCCCCCTGATGGGTCAAGGGCGATGTCTTCCCCCGCGAGCGCGCCGAGGAAGTTTCCGAAGGCGTTTCCGTTGTCACTGAGTACTCCTGGGACGTTCTCCCACAAGATGATGGCGGGCGGCAGTCCTTGCGCGGCCCGAACGGTGTCGATGGCGTCCGCGATCTCCACGAACGAACGGGTCAGCTGGCCTCGCGGATCGTCCAGCCCCTTCCGCAGCCCGGCCACGGAGAACGACTGGCACGGCGTGCCGCCGACGAAGATGTCCGGCGCCTCGATCTCCCCGGCGAGGATGCGCGCGGGAAGGCGCGTCATGTCTCCGAGGTTCGGAACGTCGGGGTAGTGGTGCGCCAAGACGGCGCTCGGAAACGGCTCGATCTCGGCGAACCACACGGGAAGCCAGCCGAGCGACTCCCACGCCGCGGACGCGGCCTCGATGCCTGAGCAGACGCTGCCGAAGCGAAGAGGTCTATGCATGCCACACCAAGAACGCGAACATGCCGCTTTCGACGTTGTAGGAGAACCACTCTGAAGTGTCCCGCCGAGTCCACGATTCCTTTGCCATCGTCATCTGAATGGCCGCTTCGTAGTCATAGAGGGCGCGGTGTTCGCCTCCGACCTCGATTACACCTACTAGCGCCGCGTCGTACAAGGAGCGCGGCTCAAGCAGCGGAACCTCGATGTCTCGATCATCGCAGAACGCATCTACGGTCATGTCACACGTCCTTCGTCCGCACGGACAGGCGGGCGTTCTCGGCAAGGTCAACGAGCAGGGCGACCCACTCTGCCGCCGATCCCGGCTCGGTGAGGCTCGACGGCGCGGACGCGAACGCCTCGGCCAAGCCCCGGACGTGACGCAGCGTTGGCATGCGGATGCCGTGGACGACGCGGCTGACTTCGGGCTGCGTGAGCCCACCGCGCCGCGCCAACTCGGCGAACGACCAGTGCCGCGCCTTTCGATGTCGCTCGACGAGCAGGATGAAGGGATCGGTGCTGGGGTTGATCACGCTGATAGGGCTGTCGTTCATGGCTGATGTCCTCCTTCAAGGGGCCATCGGCGGCCCACGCTGACCTTGTACCATCTCTCTACCGCTGCGTCAAGAACCCTTGACACCGTGGCATAGACCCGCTACGCTCGTCGGGCCTTCAGGAGAACCGCCATGTGGGACCAGCCCCACTACCTCTACCGCCTCCATGATCCCATGCTCGCGCAGCACGCCATCGCGCTGGAGCAGAACATCCCCGGCATCCTGGCGTGGGCCGTGCGCGGCCGTCGCAAGTACCGGCTCACGAAGAACGAGTGGCCGGACGACGGCGCACCGTCGCACATCGACGTCTACTCCCCCGTCCACGCGGCCTTCATCGTGGAGCACTTCCTCGCCGGATGGGAACTCGGCGGGCAGTGGAGCGTCGAGTCGCGCAAGGCGCAGGGCATCGTGCCGTGGCCGACCGACAAGGCGGGCCTCGATGCGCTGGAGCAGCAGGGCGAGATGATCCTCGTGCGCGAGGCGTCGTCCGGCGAGTTGAAGCCGCGCGTCGTGCAGATGGCGACACCCTACCAGCGGCGCAGCGCGGCGTGGGCCGCCTCCCGGCCGTGGACGATGAACGTATGGCCTTGTGGCGCAGGCAAGACCGTGGGCGCCCTCATCGATGCGCTGACGCGCCAAGGCACGGTCCTCGTGATCTGCCCGGCGAAGGCGCGCCACGTCTGGTGGACGCAGGTCCAGCAGTACACGAACATCCTGCCGTGGCGGCTCCTGCCGGAGAGCGAACGCCGCAAGAGCGACATGACGTGGCCGCAGTACACCGAGCATTGCGCCAAGACCGGGCAGCGCCGATTCGTCGTGGTCGGGGCCGAGTCGCTCAACGACAACCTCGACTTCGTCACGCGCCTCCAGCCGACGGTCCTCATCCTCGACGAGCTGCACATCCACGGACAGTCGAAGCGGTGGAAGGCGGTGAGCAAGTCGGACGGCACGGTGGACTTCCACCGGCGGCAGACGGCCGGCGGCGACAAGGATGCGTGGGCCGTCGCCATCATGGACATCAGCCGCATCGTGACGCTCCAACTCCGCGTGGGCCTCACGGCCACGCCGCTCGACGATGGTCGCCCCCGGCGGCTCTGGGCGCAGCTCGACCTGCTTACGCCCGGCGGCTTCGCGCACTCCTACCGCTCCTTCGCGCAGCGGTACTGCGATGCGGTCGCCAACCCCTACGGCGGCATGGACGACAAGGGGAGCAGCAACATCGACGAGCTCCGGGCGCGCTGCTCCTTCTTCACGCACGAGGTGCCGTACACCGAGAGCCACGCCAGCCTCCCGCCGACGCGCGTCCAGGTGGTCTACCTGCCCGTGTCGGCGCAGGACAAGGCCGAGCGCTACGACGACGCACAAACTTTCGACCAAGCAATCAAACAACTTGCGCGTCAGGCACGAGGAGATTACGAGGATGTGCCGGCGCAAGAACGTCTCATTGAGGCGCGTCTTGCGGAGGCGAGCAGTCGAAAGCGTGGCTACGTCGTGGCGGAAGTCCTTGAAGGACTGAAGGGTGGCGGCAAGGTCATCGTGTTTACTGCTCGTCGCCGGGAAGCCGAGCGTTGGGGCGAAGCGATCCGAAAGGCCGCGAGCACCAGCGACGAGGTGAAGAACGCGACGGTCTGGGTTGGGCACGGCGGCGTAAGCGAGTCCGAGCGCAACGACATGATCGACGGGTTCCGAAACAGTCCTGGCCCGTGTTGCCTCGTCGGCACGGGCCAGGCGTTCGGGATCGCGGTCGATGGCATGCAGACAGCAGACCTCGCCATCTTCGCCATGCTTCCGTGGAAGCCCGGTGACTTCCTTCAGTGGCGTGGCCGGTTCGACCGGCATGGCGGACGGGCCACGCTGCTGAAGGTCGTCGTCGCAGCCTCGACCTACGACGAGCGTGTGGTCGAGATCCTGACCGACAAGTTCGGCCCCATCGAGCAGTTCCTTGCGGCCGACGAGCTCGACGGCATGGGCGAGAAGCTCTTGGGCATGGAGGACCGCGAGGCCCTCATGGACGACGTCGTGTCCAAGCTGTTCATCGAAGAAGAGGAGTAGCCCATGAAGATGCTCATCGACGCCGGCAAGTCGAGCCGCGGCTGGAGCCGTGTCGGCAACTTCGCGAAGTGCCCCCAGCTCTTCGCCTACAACAACCGCATCGACGACGTGAACCTCTCCCCGCCCATCGAGGCGCTCGCCAAGGGCAGCATCGGCCACACGCTTCAGGCGCATCTGCACGCCATCTGGGGTGCCGGGCAGCCGCAGGGCGTCGTCGTGGACGAGGCGATGCACCGCGATCCGTCGGTGTTCATGGAGCCGGAAGAGGCGGCCACGGCGTGGTGCGACAAGTACGGGAGCCATGAACTGCTGCCGTCCATGCAGACGGTGTTCCACGCCTACCTGGCGAAGTTCCCTGAACCTCCCGGCGACGTCATCGCGGTCGAGGCTCCCGTCACGGCGGTGCTCGGCACGCTGCGCGGCGAGTGGGGGCTATGGGTCGGCGAGGAGAGGGGCGGCGCGTGGCGAAGCCTCGACGGTGCCGACATCGAGGTGACGCCTTTACACATGCCCGACCACCGAGAACATGGGCGTCCGATCACGCTCACGCGCCGCATCGACCTCGTAACCCGCGATGCGTCGGGACGCTACTACATCTGGGACCACAAGCACCAGGCCAACGTCAACGCGAAGAACAGCGCTGCGGCCTACGCAATCGACGGCGGCTTCGCTGCGTTCCGCATCATGGGCAAGCAGCTCTACGGGGAGGCGTTCGGCGGCCTGACGCTGAACCTCATCTCCTCGACGCAGCCGGGCCGCGTGGTCCGCGAGCAGGTTCCGCAGACGCCACACCGCGATGCTCACTTCGCCCGCTGGCTGTGGTGGGCGGAGCACCAGATCGCCACCCTCGACATGACCACCGATCCGTGGGAGTGGCCGAAGGCGCAGAACGAACTGTCGTGCTATGGACGCTACGGAGCCTGTGCCGGGCTCGACCTCTGTTCCCTTGGTCCGAGCCGCGGATGAGGGACGGCCTCGCCGTGGCTGGCCCACGCGGCGTGGATGACCACCGGGCCGGAGTACTGACATGACCACCGACAACCCGACCGTCATGGTGACGGTCTACGGGAAGCCCAAGAAGAAGAAGACGAGCGATGTGCTGGCGGCGTTCCCGACCGCGCTGTGCATCGGCGTGCCGAGCGCCATCACGCTCGTCGCGCAGAATGAGCTCGGCTTCACGCCCGCCGTCCACCCCGAACCGCCACAGACGCTGCACGAGCTGGTCACCCTGCTCGACTACGTCCATCGCACCGGTATGGCCCGCCAGTACGGCGCGGTCGTGATCGACGACGCCAGCCACATCTGCGACCGCAGCATGATGGTCTGGAACGAGGAGGCGCCGGCCGGGAAGAGCGGAAAGAAGGACAAGTTCTACGCCTACCAGCAGCTCAACAAGTACCTGCTGATGCTGTCGGGCCTCGCCCGCCACATGGGCGTGCATCTCGCCTTCACGTTCCACGAGCGCATGCCGGGGACGAACGCCGAGGGGTTCTTCTGCCCCGGCGGCCCGAACGTGCCGAGCCGCAACCAGGTCGAGACGCTGCCCTCGTGGTGCGACATCAACGTGCGCGCGATGGTCGACTCGACCTACCCGGACCCGTGGTTCCCCGGCATCTACTTCTGCGACCCGACGTCGCCAGAGTGGGTGACGGGCGACCGCACCGGCGTGTGCTGGGCGAAGACCCCCGGCAACCTCCGCGAGATCCTGCGGGCGAGCGCGGGCGGATACCAGCTCAGCCGCGTTCCTGGGCTGGAGTGGCAGGACGACTTGGCCGACGCGCTGGCCGAGCGCATCGTCGAGACGGGCGATGTGCAAGGTTCCATCAAGGCTCTTTCCGAGGAGCACCCGCTGTTCCACGCGGGTCATCAACAAATCCATCTGCGTTGGGCTTGCCAAGATGGTATTGCCCGCGCTACGTTCCTCAAGCGCAAGGCGAGGAACCTCTTCGACCTCGCGCCGAAGGATGAACCGAAGAAGTCGGGCGGCGTGCCACTGCCTCCCTCTGCTTCGGTCGCCCCGTAGTCCATCAACCCCAGCATCACAGACCACCCATCGGAGTACATCATGTCCTTCAACATCAACGGCTCTTCCTTCAAGGGCGTCTCCACGCTCGGTTCCTCCCAGCCGGAGGCCGGCTACTACGAGGTGTCCGGCGTCTCCGTCGAGTACAAGCAGGGCGACAAGCCCGACGCGCGTCGCTTTACCGTCGAGTTCCCCAACGGGTTCAAGATGTTCGAGTTCCTCCACCTCCCGGTGGACGGCCTGCCGGAGAAGTCCTTCAAGGGCCGCATCGCCGCCCTGAAGACCATCCTCGTGTCGTTCGGGTTCTCCGATGAACAGATCGAGAACGGCGACATCAGCGACGCCTGGCTCGTGTCCTCGACGAACGGTGGCCGCAAGGCTTACGTCGAGTTCGTGCCCGGCCAGCAGGGCGTGCAGGGCTCCTACGCCAAGATCAACAAGTTCCTCTCGAAGGAGCAGTACGAGAAGGCGAAGGCGTCCGGCGCGGTCCCCTCGGCGGCCGGCATCAACAACACGCCCCGTCCGTCCTCCGCGCCGGTCATCCCCGGCGCGATCCCCGCGGCCCCGTCCGCTTCTGCCGGTCCGGCGGTTCAGACGGTCGCCCCGGCTCCCGCCGGTGGCCTGCGCCTCCCGCCGCCCCCGGCCGTTGGCGTCGCCCGCTGATCTGATCAGCTGACACGTAGTCGCCCCGCTGCTTCGGTAGCGGGGCGTTCTCGTTTGTGATAGCATCGTCGGGCTTGGGAGGCTCTGTGCTTCTGCCCGTCCTGCTCGACCTGTGGGCCGGCCTTCGCGCCGCGCACCACCTGTACCACACGCTGCACTGGCAGTCGAAGGGGCCGCAGTTCTACGGCGACCACCTCATGTTCAAGCGTCTCTACGAGAGCGTCGAGGATGAGATCGATGGCCTCGCCGAGGTCATCGCAGGGCACTACGGGTCGGATAAGCTCGATCCGATCAAGGCGTGGGCCGCGGCTGGCGAGAAGATCAGCCAGGTCGCCACGATGGGCGGGTCGCCTCTCGTCATCGCCGAGATGATCATGGATCTCTCTGAGGCAGCGAACGACGCCATCGTGAACGGCGGCGAGTGTCCGTACCCCGGCTCCCTGTCCAACTTCGTGGCCGGCATCGGCACCAAGCACCTGACGGACGTGTACCTGCTCAAGCAGCGGTACGGCGTTCAGAAGGTCTGAGATGGACTACGCTGGGATGAAGGAGAAACTCCGCCGCGAGGCAGAGGCGCCTCCTAAGCGCGGATCGAAGAAGCGCGCGACGAAGAAGTTCGTGAACGAGATCGGGAACCCCATCAGCGTCCTCGTCGAGGAGACGCGCGACACCGGGACGAACGCGAAGACCAAGGAGCGTTCTTCCTTCGATGCGATCCGCATCGTGATCACGGGACCGACATCGATGTCGGAGAACACACTCACCCGTCAGGAGGCGGTCGAGTTGCTCCGCTGTCTTGAGCAGGTGTTGTCATAGGGGTTGCCATGACGCTCCGGTAAGGATACTGTGGCTGCATGACCCCCACACTCGCCATCCTGTTGATGCTCGCCAGCATCGTCGTCGCTACCGTCTTCGTCTTCCATCGTGCGCTGCACCGCCTCGAACGGGCGTTCCGCCGCGACTTCGAGCGGATGGACGATGACGATGCCGTATGATCCGCGCAAGCACGGCGCGCGTTGCGACGAGTGCCCGCTCGGCCCGAAGGGCGCGTTCCGCGATGGCTATTGGCAGCCGTGCCCGCCGGAGCGCCACAAGGGCGCCATCGTGCTCGCCGTTGCCGAGTCCCCGCACGTCGAGGACACCAACAACGGACGGCCGTTGTCCGGCCGCAGCGGGCAGGAGTGGAACCTGGCGCTCCTCGCCTCTGGCCGCAAGCGGGCCGACATCGACCTGACCCACGTCGTCGCGTGCAACGCAGGCACGCAGCCGAACGCATGGGAGAAGATGACCAAGTCGCTCGACAAGGAGAACCGTCGTCGTCTTGCTACAGGGCTCCCGGCCCTCCCGGACCCTATCGCGTGCTGCCGTCCTCGTCTACTCAAGGAGGCAGAAGACTACGAGAACATCATCGCGCTAGGACGCACGGCGGCCAACGCGCTGACGGCCAAGACGCAGAGCATCTTCGCGCTGCGTGGCGGCCCGGTGTGGGTCGACGAGAACTGGGGCGCGCTGATGGAGACGCCGCTCGCCAACGTCGTGCCCGAAGGCGCGGTGCGGAAGGTGTTCCCGACGTTCCATCCCGGCTTCGTTCAGAAGGCTCCTGGGTGGCGCGCGACGGTGCATGCGGACCTCGGCAAGGCGATGCGCTGGTTCTCCGGCCAGCTCCGGTGGACGGAGCCGGAGCGCACGTTCAACCCGACGCCTGACGAGCTTGAAGCGTTCCTCGCGCAGGACATGCCGTTCTGGGCCTACGACTTGGAGACGGACGGCATCGAGCCGATGGTGTGCAAGGTGCGCTCCATCGCCATCGCGCACCCGGACCTCAACGCCGAAGGGCGGGCGCTCCGCGAGGGCCAGGTCGAGGCGCGACGCGCCGGCGTCATGGGCCTCAACATCCTGAGCGGCGACGGCTATACACGGTTCTACGAGCCACACGACGAGGCGCGGATCCTCGGCATCCTACGCCGGTTCCTATCGGACACGACCAAGGTCAAGGTGGGTCATAACGCTGGTTCATACGACCGTCAGGTGGTCGAGCAGTGGCTCGGCGTCACGCCGATGCCCATCATCGACACGCTGTTCGCAGCAAGGTTCAGGGCGCCTGAACTTCCGAAGGGGCTGAAGGTCGTCGGCTCCGTGCTCACCGACGTGGACCGCTGGGAGACGACGGAGAAGGGCGAGAGCCTCGCGCACGGCAAGGTCGACGATTGGGACCGTCTCGCCTACAACTGCACCGACAGCACCGTGAACGCGCGCATCGTCGTGCCGTTGATGGATGCGGCGGAGGAGGCCGGCGCCTTCCGCGACCTGCCGGAGGCGCTGCGCCCCGTGGGCTGGGAGCAGCGTCGGTGGGATCTCCACGAGGTCGACCACGCAACGCAGGACATGTGCGTGAACCTCCACAAGATCGGCGTGTACGTCGATCAGGAGGCGCGGTGGAAGATGGAGATGGACACACGCGCGTCCGTCGCGAAGCGGGAGAAGCGGCTCGCGGAACTGTCCTTCGCCGTGGGCCTCGGGAAGCTCGACCTCAAGAGCGCGGGCTCCAACGACGACGGCGACGAGGTTGTGGGTGTGAAGCCCGGCAGCGCCGACCAGATCCGCGACCTGCTCTACGAGACATGGAAGCTCGGCATCCCGCCGCAGATGGAGGCGCGCGACTTCTACACGGCGTCGGGGATGCCGGGCACGGGGGACAAGGTGCTCCGCGGCCACCTCGCCGGAGGCCGTCTCTCGCCCGACCAGGAAGCGTTCATCCGCGAGCTGCGCCTGTACCGCCGGGAGAAGAACAAGATCCTCGGCACCGTGCTGCTGCCGCTGAACCTCGCTGCCCATGATCCGAACAAGGGGCTCATCTGGCACCCGGACGGGCGCATCCGCTCGACGTGGAACGCGCACGTCACGGCGCCGGGGCGGCTCTCGTCGAGCGGCCCGAACCTCCAGAACATCGGCTCAAGGAAGGGACAGGGCAAGCTCAAGACGCTCTTCGCCGCGGAGCCGGGCCACATCCTCGTGGGGGCCGACCTCGACCAAGCGCACCTCCGCATCACGGCCAACTACTGGCGCATCCCGCTGTTGCTGGAGTGCTTCAGCGAGGGGAAGGATCCGCACAACACGCTCGCCTACCAGGTGTTCAACGACAAGTTCAAGAACGCCGACGGGTGGGGACCGGACGGGTTCAGCCTCTACAAGAAGCCGCCGGGCGGCATGGCGAAGGCGATGCGCGACGTGATGAAGACGTTCCGCTACGCTTCGATCTACTGGGCAGATCCGATGACCGTGTGGCAAGTACTTACGTCGACCGAGTCGGACGGCGGCGAGATGCCCTACCTCAACATGACCTCGAAGGAGGTCCGTCACTTCCACGAGACGTGGCTGAAGACGGAGCCGGAGTGGATGCAGGCGTGGGAGGAGATGCTCCTGCTCTATCGGCATCAGGGCTGCATGGAGGAGCCGGTGCTGGGCCGGCGATCCGGCAGCCTCTCCGACGGCAAGAAGAACGAGGTGGTCAACTTCCCCGTCCTCGCGGCCGAGACGAGCATCATGCGGCTCGCAGAGCAGGCGCTGATCCATGCGTTCCCGTGGGATCTCGGACGCCGGACGGGCCTCATCCACCAGTGCCACGACTCCGTCGCGGTCGAGGTGGACGCGCCGCCGGGCCTTGCGGGATGGAAGCCGGTGAAGGGCGAGGCGCTGCCACCTGAACTGGAGCGGATGCGGAAGCAGGTCGAGGAGTGCATGACCGTCCGCATCCCCGGATGGGAGGTCGCGCTCACGGCCGAGGCGAGCGTCGGGCGCAACTTGAAGGAGGCGTAGCGTTTCTTCTTGCCGCTACGGTATGGTCTTGCTATACCGTAGAGGTCTTCAGGAGAGACGATGTACACAGACCTCATCGACGTCGGGCACTGGCTGCTCGACCTCGTGGCCGCCGTGGCCCGCAAGGTCGGGAGGTGGCCGTGACGCTCGAAGAACGCAACGAGGCGCTCGCCGCGCAGATCGCCGAGATGGCTCTGACGATCAAGGACTTGAAGAAGTCGTTGAAGTTCAAGGAGCTTATCATCGAGTCGCTGAAGTTCGACCTCGCGGCAGAGGAGAAGGCCGTGGTGGCGTACCTGCTCGCGCCGGGGACCGGCTGCGACAACGCCGCGCTGGCCGAAGCCATTGAACGCGGCGACCATCGCAAGGAGAACTCATGATCCCCATGACGCAGGCGCAGCTCGAAGCGCTCGTGGACCGTGTCATCGCGCGTAATCGCACCGACGCCATCACGCGCCGGCGCACCCTGACCATCGACCGCGACGACTTCGACGCCTTGGTGAAGGCGATCCAAGCGTGGCAGGCGCAGACGCGCAAGGAGCTCGCATGAAGCCGCCGACCGATCCGCGCGCCACGCACAAGCGGAAGGCGCTCGCCGTCATCACCGACGAGCCGTGGTCGACGACCGAGGAGGTCGCATCCGAACTGCGGATCACGCCGCGCTTCCTCCAGCCCATGCTCATGGAGTTGTACGAAGAGGGCAAGGTGATCTACCAGCAGAAGACGCAGCCGCGTCGCAAGTACGTGCTGCTCTGGAGGGCCGCATGACGACCCACGCTAACGTCGACGACCTGGAGCGGGCCGTGCTACGCATGCATCTCGACCTTGAGACGCTCGCGCAGAAGGTCGAGAGGTTGCTGCCCTGTGTCGAGCCGCCTGAGCCGCCGCCCGACCTTGATGCCACCATCAAGTCGCTGCATGAGTCGAACGACGGACTGCGCGTTCAACTCGAAGACGCGAAGCGCACGGAGCGCGATCTCGACGCCGAGGTGGTCCGGCTCACGAAGGAGAACCAGCGCCTCGTCAAGCTCGCGTGGAACGTCGAGCAGGACAAGCGAGCGGCCGAGACTGCTACGAAGGTCGCCATCGAGGAACTGAGGTCCGCTCAAGCCAACGTGGAGCGGGCGCGACAGGAGCGCGACCTCGCCTACCGAGAGCGCGACGATCTCGCGCAGCGTCTAGCGAACGAAGCAGGCAACCACGCCGCGCTGATGCAGCGCGTCGAGGAGCAGCGGCGCGGACTGCTCTCCATCCTCGGCATCGAGGAGGCACCATGAACGCGCTGTTCCTCGCGCACACCAAGCAGGTCGAGGACGCGACCATCGACGCATGGGTGGCGGCTGCGACCGAGAGGTTTCAAGTCTCTGTCGTGCCGGGCCGCGACGACTACATGAAGCGCAGCCGAGCGATGGGCGGCTGGAACACATGGGTCAAGGACGTGCCGGCTGCGGAAGACTGGAGCGGCGCTCCGCTGTTCCTCGGCATCGTCGTGCCGGTGTTCCACTTCGACCAGCCGGCCGTAGGCCGCGCCACGTTCGCGCTCGTCGAGGGGTTCCTCGCCCGCCGCAAGCCGGCCTTCGCGTGGATCCCCGCCAGCAAGCAGGTCGCCGCCATCATCGGCGTCGAGGCCAAAGATACCGACGCCTGGACGGACGTCGGCGTACTTCACATCGGAGAATCAGCATGAGCAGAGAGAAGTGTGGCGCGCGTGTATACGTGCATGGCGACGAAGAGCGGACCTGTGCCAACTACGCCGATACCTGTCGGTGGCACAAGGGCCGGCGCGAACTGTGCGAGAAGGCCATGCGGGACGTGGAGTGGGAGAGGGCGTGGAAGAACCTCACGCCAACTACCAAGAGCGCAGACCCCGTTCGACCCGAACCTAACACGGTCGATCATCCGCGCCACTACAACGTCGGAAAGATCGAAGCCATCACGGTGATCGAGGACTGGAACTTGGGCTTCAACCTAGGTAACTGCCTGAAGTACCTCGCTCGTTGCGACCACAAGGGCAGCGCGGTCGAGGATCTCAAGAAGGCGCTCTGGTACTTGCAGCGCGAACTCGACCGCCGCAACACGGTGTCCCGATGATCGACATCGACGACATCAAGAAGCGCCACCTCGACCCGGAGCGGAACCGGGGGCGCACCTACTACGAGGGCCACATTGAGGTCGATCTGGCCGCCCTCTGCGACGAGGTGGAGCGCCTGCGCGCCGAGGCCGACGAGATGCGCCGCTGGGCCGAGGAGGCCGCGCACGCCGAGAACCTCAACGCGCAGGATGCCCAGAAGGAGCGCGCCGCCGTGGTGGCGTGGCTGCGTGCAGAATGCGGGTCACCTGGGCATGAGGATCGGTTCTGTGCGTACTGCAACGTGCGCCGCAACATCGCCGCTGACATCGAACGCGGCGAACACCGCCGCGAGGAGGGGGCATGACCGAAGCTCAGATCGCGCTCGCACGCCGCGCCGTTGCGTGCAAGGGCTGGCG